CCTTGACCGCAGTCACGGTTACCTCAGACCCATCGCCAGTTCGGTTGCCGATGCGGACAAAGTTTGTCCCCACAAGCGTGTGCAACTCATCTGTGATCGTCTGGAGAGTGCCAGCGACTACTTCTTTCGTGCCAATGCCATCAAGATACTGTGCGAGAGTGTCGATGTTGATCTCCATGAGATCGCCCTCAATGGTGGCCGTCTGATCGCCAGTCATTTCGAGGATCTTGCCTGCATTGTCACTCTTAATGGTGATCTTGTCCCCCATGTCATGGGTGAACTTAAGGCCATTGCACGCTCCAACATCCACCAAAGACTCTTCGGTCTCACCGATCTCGAGTCTCGCAGATCCGAAACGGATGGTCTCACTGTGCTGAACTGCTGTTTGATTCATTTGTTGTACCTACCTTTCAGTAGAATTTGACTCGGAAAGTCATCGGGGCATATGGAGTCTTTGTCTCCGTGTCCCATTCCGTGGAAGAATTTACGAATTCGATATACCTGAATCTTCCATTTTTGTAACGGTTGAGCAGACTCTTCAGAGCATTGCACGTTGACTGCAATTCATTCTGTGTACGAGTCACAACTGTGAACTGCCACGAAGAGGTCGATATAGATGCATTGCTGACTTCATTGCCATCGATAAGTGAATAGTGAATAGCAGGCAGATCCACAGATTCCTCGCCATAAGACGTATCGTCTGGGAGTTCGCCTGGGTACACACGAGAACCCACCTTAGAAATCATGCTTGTGTCGCTAATGATGATTTCCCTCAGGAGTTCACCTATGTCGAACAGATCTGCAGTAGAAATATCAGCCATTATGCGCCACCTTGAGAACTAATCAACTGCTGCATGGCGACTTGGACTTTCTTCGTCACATTGTCTTTGTTTTCAAGAAGGGCTGGTTGAAGATATGGTCTTCCTGCCATTTTGTGCGTCCCTTGCTCAACGTACTTTGCATACTCGACATCTGTGCCGACGAGCACGCTTCCGTCTGCGTCGACTTCAGAGTGGATCGAGCGAGATAGCGTGCCAGTCTTCTTCGGTACTCGACGCTTAGCGGCGTTGACAACGGTCAGACTGCCTGCGAGAAGCGCCTTTGTCTCGTTCCCTTCCGCTCCGTCAGCGATGCGGCTGAGTTTGGAAAGCACTGATTGCACTTTGCCGCTATCAAGATAGACAGATGCCCCTTTGGTATTGCCCATCAGTGCCACCTCCCTATCGGAATCTCGCTAACGTCTGCAGATTGGTTCGGAGTGCGAGACTCAACCAGATAAGGCTCATTGTCATTTCCGTCTATGATAGCCTTCCATCCAAGAATAATCTCAGGATGGTGTCCCGAAATGAGAACAACCGTACTTGGCTCTTTCATACCATAGCTGGACTGATCTGTACTTACCTTGGAAAGCATTCTGTCTCCGACGGCACAAGAGACGTCTATCAGCCCCTCAACAGCGACAAATGTATTAGTCCTTTGGCCTGTTGAATCTTGACCCTTGACAGGCTGAAAGAAGGTAACTTTGTGATCAAAATAGCCTTCAAGCAATTTCTCCCAGCCGTGTCCAAGAACTTTCATGCCAATGCCTCCCACCAAGGACGCCAGTGAGTAGGCAACTGGGGGAGCGTCACGTTCGCAATACCGCACACAATGGTCTTTGCATCTTCATCATCGGCACGCTTGCGAAGGGCAGCAGCAGATTGGCGTATGCCATCTGCCGTCGAAGCACCATTCGTAGTGACGCCTAGAATAGTGACGACCCGCAGCGTGTATGCTGAATTTGCCGCGATTGATTCAAGAACATCTGCAGCAGCACGATAGACATTCCCACCATTCAGGAATAGCATCCCTTCAATATCCTCATCTGAGAATATATAGTCTGAAGGATCCTTGTCCCCTGTGAGAAGCCTAACGTACTTTACACTCTCAGCATACACACACATGACAAACTCCTTAGCCGACAGACTTCAGAGCGCACTTCGGATCGATCACAGTGCCACCCATAACATGGCGCACCTTGTAGCCGATGGCGTCGTGATCAAAGTCACCAGCCATGCCGCCAGCATCTCCACCGCCAATGGAGAGGGCGTTCGGAGCCTTCATGAACATTTCGGGAGTACTGTGGCCACGAAGGAAGGCAAACTCAACGGCACCACGAGCAGCCTGAGGATCAGCCAGCAGGTACCAGGCCTTGTTGCCATTTGTGCCATCAAGCACAGGGAGGTAGTGGTTCACGACAGGATTGAGTTTACCCTGAAGCCAGTTGTTCGTGCGCATCTGGAAGGCCTCTTGACCACCATCCCAAGCCAGGAACTCCGAGGCGTTCAGAATGTTATTTGCGGTGACCTCCAGCGACGGGGGAACCAGCAGGATAGACGGACCGACCATAATCGGCTCACCATCCGTATCGCGCTTGGCAGAGAACTTCTCGATGGCCGCCTGAAGGTTCTGAACAGTCAGGGCATTCGAGGTCATGAGATTGTCGTTGCTACCCGCACCAGTGGAGAAAAATCCATCGGTGAACAGGAGGCTAGTGGCCTCGCGCTCCTCAGTGCGACGAGCAGCACGACCAAAGCGGACAGGCTGATCGGTAAACATATTGATATAGTCATCGATGATGGCTTCCCAAGAGATGTCGAACCGAGCGCCAAACTTCTTCACGGAAAACATCAACTGAGACTCGCTGCGAGACACGGCACGATACTCACCGAACTCGTCGACAGCCTTCAGTGGACCTTCCCCGCCATCCTGAGCATACCGCTTGGCAGGACGGAAATCGTTGACCTGGGAGACCTTTGCCCACTGAGCATACGACTGAGGAGCCTCAGCATAGGACGCCAGAATCTGACGGTCGAGAATGTCGCCAAAGTAGATCGGGAAATCTGAAGTGCCCAAAGCCTCCTGAAAGTGATAGGCATCGATCCCTCGGCCATACTTGATCATGCGAGATACGAGATTCGCAGCCTCTGCAAGACCTTTCTTGTATTTCACGTCGTTCCGAGGGACAATGCGAGAACCTTCGTTGCCAAAGAGATTCTCTTTAGATGCCGCATCAGCGTTGAGAGACTCAACTAGTTGCAAGAATTCCATTGTGACTCCTTTCTTATGCGCTAGCGATAATGCCAGCAGTGCGGAGAGCCGCGAGCAGGGCATTTACCTTGGTTACAGTGGTAGGAAGATCCGCGCCACCAGCAAGATCTGCAATGACAGGCGTTTCCTTGACACCACCGATGGTGGACTGAGTTGCAGCGGGCAACGTATACGTGCCATCTGCGAGGGATGCAGCGAGAACGAGCAGCACATAGGTACTTGCCGTCCCAGATGCCTCGATTGCAAAGCCGATATCAACCGCAGACTCCTTGCCGACTGGGATGACCGAGACGATCTGCCCAGCAGTCTTGCCAGTGACGCCAGCAATTTCCCAGACACCCTTCGTGGCGATGGTGGTGTAATAATTCACACCATCATTGGTCTTGGCATCAGTCTGTGCAATACCGACAATATCTCCAACCTGCACGACATCACCGCTATTAACGGTGCTTGCGACAGGGACAGTCAGATTGTCTCCGACTTGTACGTAGTTCTTAGCCATTTCTCCTCCTTTTAACGACCGTTAGCGGCAATCTTAGCCGCACTTTCAGACAAACCCATAGACATGAAGGCCTCTTCAAGAGACTCAGACTCCTTGATGGCGCCTTCATCCCCATTGTCTGCCTGCGAGCCCATGCCCGTAATCTGCACACCACCAGACAACTTGCTGATGTAAGATGCCTCGTTCTTAATGGCTTCCTGAACAGCTTCCTTAACCTTCTCGGTGTTCACGACCTTCTTTTTCTTCGTGGTGGTGCCATCTGCACACGCCTCTTCGGTCGTCTCCAAGAAACGAGCAGAATCCTTCTGGATCCTGTCCTTGGTGATTTCAGGAAGTTCTGCTTCCTTGAGTTCGCCAGAGACAATCTTCGCACACTCGGAGATCAACTGACCTTCACGCAGACGTTCCATCTCTGCCTCAATGACAGCCACCTTATCGGCAGATTCCTTCAGCTGATCGTTCAGCCCCTTGATGGCGTTTTCTTTTTCTGCGATAGCATCCATAGCTTCTTTGAGTTCCATTGCATCGTCCTCCTCTTCTTCATGTCTTTCATTGTTTTGTTCATATGGGCTTTTTGCCGCCTCAGCAAATTGCGCAAGCACTTTTCCACCTGCTCCAGCTGTCGTAACAAAGTCGACAGACTGAACATTCGTGATAGAATCAACCAGCGGACCAGTGCGTCCCTCAGCCTCACCATCATGAATAGTGCCACCAGCGCGAATAGAGACGCCAATGTATGGTGCGATTTCCTGGAGAGTCACACTGAATGGGTCAAACACAGTAGCATCGCCATAGATGCCTGCACCACTGGGATTAGATTCATCATAGTGAACATTGGTGAGCACTCCAGACAGATCTCGCAGATCTCGTTCTGGTCGCTCCCATTGATCTGAAGACGTCGGATGATTCCAAAACATCTTAGATCCTTCAAACAGAGGCGCTGAATCCTTGAGCACCTGTTCAGCGTAGTACCCCGAACTTCCCCAACCAGGCTGGATCACCTTAACTGAGTATTTGCCCGTAGACTTTTGAGGGTCAACATTTGCTTCTGAGAGCAATGTGCCCATGATTGTGATTTTATCCATGTTCACCCCCATTCGATCCACAATCGGAGAGTCGGTGTTGCACAGGTTGTTTGACACTGTGCAACACACTCTAGGGGGTATTATCTCCTTTAAATGGACATACCATCATCACTTATTTTGTGAAAATATGCCATTAATGTGGTCTAAGGAAGAAATGTCAGACCATTATCACCGTCATACGGTGCTGTGTGATCGGCCTTAGCCTGCAGAAACGTGTTCGGTATGCCACTGGGGAAAGCATCACATGTTAAAACGCCATTGTCGTTTATCGACCCAAGCCTTTTGCACAGATAACATATGCTTCTCTTCGACCTATCTTCCTTGACCACAGGATCTATGTCGAAATCGTCCATAAATCTCGAACCTATGACATATCCGTTTTTTAGTCTACTACCGACATCCATATCTCGCCACCCCCCTCATTCATAACAGCTTTTTGAATCCTGAACTTGGTGCCTCTCGCCAGTGTGTATTCGTATTCCCGCT